GCTAAGATTGGTTCAAGTGGTGACTATGCTAAAATTAATAGCACTGGAGAACATTCTATTATCATGTCTGCAGGTTATAATTCAATTGTAAAAGCTAGCTTGGGAAGTTGGATAACGCTTGCAGAATGGGGAATAAATGATGATTCTAACTTGATTCCTATCTGTGTAAAAACAGAGAAAGTTGATGGTAGGAGAATCAAGGCTGACACCTACTACAGATTGGTTAATGGCGAATTTAAAGAAGTTGAGGATTAAACGACTTAATTCATTTTATAAAATAAACAAGAAATATTATGGGAATAGTTTTCAAAATACAAATTGACGGAAGAAACGTTGACAATATATTTAAATTACCTTGCATCAGATCTATAGAAAAAGGAGAACAAGGAAAAGTTTATGTAAAACTTTTCTCTGACTCTACAGAAGGCAGAGAAATAGCACAAGTCGGTGATGTCCTTGTTCAGTATAAAACTGGCAAATGGCAAGTATTTGGCAAGGAAGCATTTGATAGAATTGGCAAATAAAGATATAATTGTTTCATGCATATATGGATTTTGGAAGTACACTGACTTGAAAATATTTTGCTTACTTATTTTGTAATTTTCAAATTCATATTGTTAAATCTGATCGAGAACGTGGTTCGTGAGGATAGCGTTCTTTTTAACTAAAAAAACAACATATAAAATGGATATAAAAGGAAAGATACACTGCTTCTTCGAGCAATCTGGCACGTTTAAAAATGAGTTCAAAAAGCTTGGTTTTGAAGCGGAAGATTACGACATCCAAAATGAGTTTGGAGAAACTAATAATGTGATAGATTTATTTGCTGAAATTGAAAAGTGCTACAACGGAGAAGCAAGTATTTTTGATAAGATAAGCAAAGACGATTTGATATTAGCGTTCTTTCCGTGTATATATTTTTGCTCAACAAGTCAAATGGCTTTCAGTTTTGGTTGTCACAACTATAAAGGATTAACTCAACAAGAGAAGACAGAGATGATATTAAGTAGATCTAAGAATAGAGAGTATTTTTACTCTTTGCTTATAAAATTATTCTCTATTTGCATTGAAAAAGAATTTCGATTAATTGTTGAAAATCCGTGGAGTATGCAAAATTATCTCAAGTCTAATTTTGTTTTGCCTCCAACATTTGTAGATAATAATAGAATGCTAAGAGGTGACTATTACGAAAAGCCAACGGCTTATTGGTTTGTAAACTGCACTCAAACTTATGGAAGAAGTTACCAAAATGACAAGCCTAAAAAGACAATTATGTCCTCAAAAGGCTCGAAAGAAGCTGGCGTTTGCTCAACCGAGCGTTCGATGATTTCAAAGGATTACGCAAGAAATTTTATACACGATTTTATTTTAGGTAAAGAGCAAAGATACACAGAGAGACAATTATTTTAATCATATAAAAACAACACATAGAAAATATGAAAAATATACCAAAAAGAATATTCCTAAATCTTGGTGAAATCGAGTATTCAGGAGTAAAAGATTTTAAAGAGCTATCGGATGTAACTTGGAGCGAAGACAGGGTTTTTGATAGCGATGTTGAATATATACGAGTAACTAAAACTAAAAAGAAATAAAACAAATTAAACAAGCATTGGGGTTATGAATATAAGAAACCTTGTAAAAAGAGCAGAACAAAAAGAAAGTGAACTTTCTATTGCTTTACAAAATATAGAAAAAGAGTTAGTGTTCAGGGGTTTCCAAGATGAAACACCAAATGTATCAATGTGTGCTGGATGTGAGATAATTCTTGAATATCATGGAAGCGAAATTGATATTAAAAAAGCCATTGAATTAATGGAGGAAATAGGGTACGTAAGTAAAGATAATTTTAAAAGCGTTGAAATATGAACAGAGAAATATTATTTAGAGGAAAGTCTATCGGCATAGACAAATGGCTTTACGGGAAATTGTTCAACTATGGGCTAACGGCACCGAGTAATGTGCCTTGTATCAGCGTCTGTGTACCGACATCATGGGAAGAGGCGTACAATCTCTATGCCGTGCATCCAAATACCATTGGTCAGTACACTGGTCTCAAAGACAAGAACGGAAAGAAAATCTTTGAGGGGGATATAATAGAAAGTGAAGGTTACAAGCATCTTGTTACGTACAATGAGAATTTGGCAGGCTTCCGCTCGGTTAATGTGAAATACCCCAAAGATTTATGCGGAATTAATCAACAATGGATAAACGAATGTGGTAAAGTTGTTATTGGAAATATCTTCGACAACAAGGAATTAATAAAATAAAATAACTATGAAAGAATTAATTTCAGAATTAAACGCAACTGAGTGTTCTCTGTTGCTAGTTTCAACAGCAATTATAATCACAATTATACTTGGCTTAATAATGTCAGGATTTAATAGGGATTAAAAATAAAATAACTATGGAAATTCCAAAATAAAGAGAGGTGAACAATGAGTAATAAAAGAACAACGAAGAACACAATCCATGTATTTAGTAATAATGAATATATTGGAAATATCATGTACTCTTATGGTATACCACTCTTTACTGAAGAGGGGTTATTAGATGAAATTTTAAAACACTTTCCACATCTAAAAGGGAAGCGTTGGTGTTTAGTATTTAGCTAATATAACAGCAAATAAATTAATAATAGAATTATGGAAATTAAATTAAATGTAGGTGATAATATTAATATCCCTGAAAACTGTGAGGTAGTTATTGAGAATAATACTTTAACTATTAAAGAGAAGCAAAGTGTGTTTAAAGATGGGGATATATTAGTAGTAACTGGTAATCCTTTCTTTATAGTTATCTTTAAAGAATATTCTTCAAATAGAAAAACCTTTTGTAGTTATTTTAATAACCAAAAGTTAAGTGATACAAATTGGAGTGTAAAATGTTTTAGACATGCCACAGAGGTAGAAAAGCAAAATTTCTTTGACATGCTAAAAGAAATGGGGTTAAAGTGGAATGCTGAAACTAAGACAATAGAGAAGATTAGGGAGAGAGCGAAACTATATGATTTTTATTTGTATATAGGTCGAAATGGTGAACTTCTTGAAGTGATGGATTACAAAATCCCATTTGACGATAACAACTACGATATAGGAAATTATTATCTACCCCACGAACGTGAGCAAGCCGAAGAAGACGCAAAGGCAATCAGAGCAATTTTTGAAAAGAGATTGAAAATTTAATAATAAATTAAATAAATTATAAAGTTATGCAAACAACAGTATTACAAGAAGTCATTGCGTTCATTTTTGGTCGCAAGTATTACGCTAATATTATCGGAACTAAAGGCGTCAACAAAATGGAACTTTCTTCCTTTATCTTCAGAAGCAAGGAAGAGGTTGAAGAACATAAAGAGAAGTTACAGGCGACATCTTCTTTCTTCTTCATTGAAACTATTTCCTTTCGTTCTCGAAGAGAGTATTAAAGGATAAACCCCTACTCTCCTTAAGGTGTACTATATTTGCGTTATGGTAACAATCTTCAAGAAAATACAGAACTGGTATAGGTCACTTCGATACTTTGTCATCGTAGATCCTACAGATAATTCAGTTACACTCTCTAAGAAACTTTTCAACCACATCCGTAAAAGTTCAGACGGACAAGAAAAGGCAAGTGTATTTCTGTTTCGTATTACTGATACTGATCTATTTGGGTTCATGGTTAATCCTAACATTGAAACTCCTACACAATATTGTGACATTCAGTATAATGGTAAATACAAATGCATTGGTTTTGAAACGCTTAATCCTTCTGTTGGACGCATCTTGTATGACTATGGATTGTCAGCTTTAAAAAGTTATAAGTTGTCGGTGTCCGTAAAAGATGTAAAGGGTAAGATTTATTATCAAATAGACAAACCAAAAGTAAGATGATAAAGGAAATTAAGTATAGTGAAATTACAACAGTGCCACCAGATAATACTTGTTCTGATGGAGATGCAGCATTATTGCTAAATCTCATTCCTGAAGATGGTGCACTTAAGCCTGTAATGCCGCCTAAATTGGTTATGGCATTACAGGATAAGATGCACATTACATACATTCACAAAACAACTTCGTTTAGACATTATATCATCCATGACGAAGCAAATAAAAAGCTAGTGTGGACTTCTGATGGCAAGACGTTTACAGACCTATATACATTAGAAGATATACCTTTGCATCAAGTAAATGCTATTGGTAATACGCTAATGGCACTTACAGAAGATGGCACTCATTATTTTCTATGGGATAATGCAACACAAGGCTATAAGCATTTAGGTACTCATCTACCAGAGTTACCAATCACATTTGGTCTAAAGGGTGAGGTTGTAAAAACAGAAGAATTTAACGTTGACTTATCCGAGCGTGAAGATGTAGGAGAAAACAACAAAGTAACTTTCGGAGAAAGCAATACTAAGAAAGTAACAAATGAAGTACTGGCTAAAGTAAATAAATTCATAGCGGAGGAAAGTGTTGCTAAAGGTCGTTTTATTTTTCCCTTCTTTGTTCGTTATGCTTTTCGCCTATATGATGGCAGTTTAACAATGCACTCTGCTCCTATACTTATGCAATGCAGTACCAAGGTTGCACCAGAAGTTCTGATAAGTAAATTAAGCATTAAGGATGGACATAAACTAGATAACTTTAATTACTTTGTTACCGCTGCTTTATGTAAGTTAGACTACCAAGTATCAAGCCGAAGTGCTTTAAAAGAACTAGAGAATTGGAAAGACATTGTTAAGAGTGTAGATATATTTATAAGCAAACCAATCTATACTTACGATCAAAATGGGAAGTGTACAGGTATAGAAAACATCGATAGTAGTAACGCTAATAAAGTTCACTGCTTATTGACAAATGGTGCGAAAGGTATTGAGTATACAACAGAAAGAACTGGTAATAATTTTGCACGTATAACAGAAAAGCACACAGATACTCGTGTAGATTTTTCTAAATACCAATACTACCAAGAGCATAACATCTACCACTTGTATGCAATGGCTTATCCTAAAGCTGATAGAGAAGGTGGAGAAATGAAGATAAACTCTACAAGAGTTGTTATTCCAAGGATAAAGGATGATAAGCTACATGAAGAAATCAAGAGCGTTGCACACTTTTATCTTCTCAACTCTATTAGGCTTAATGATCTTTTGGAAGTAAAGACCACAGAGCGTACTGAACTAAGAGTAAAGGAAGACTATCTGCAAAGTCTTGTTGCTAGAGAAGTAATGTCTGATGATTATGATAGTCACGATAGTCTTTGTGCTAGATATTCATTCAATTACAATGCAAGAGTAAATATTTGTGGTATCAAGAAACGTTTATTTAATGGTTTCTCAACCACTTCAATGATACAATATTGCAATGGTCACACGCCTTTTACAGATAAAGATTCGGAAAGACAATTTCATTTCAAAGCAATAGCAGCAACAAGAGCATGGGTGCATATTAATCGCAATGGTAAAGAGTTTGTCTTGCCCTGCCCTATTGGAGAAATGAGTGAGTTTGACAATACTTACTTTTTGTACTATCCAAACACAGATGCATATAAGATTACTGTCGATACAAATGTTTATGGCGGATGGAGAAAACGCTACGAGTTTCCGTTAGAGAAACACAATTTCTTAAATGGTGCGTTCTTCTTTAGTGACTTTGAAGCAATGGATAAGTACATTGTTAATAAGAATCCTTTACAAGAAGGCACATTTTTAAGAATAGAAGAACTAACAAGCCAAGATGAGGTTATAGAACTACCTAATAAGATATATACAAGTGAAGTGAATAATCCATTCTTCTTTCCTCTTTCAGGAATTAACACTATAGGAACTGGAGAGATTAAAGGAATATGTAGCGCAGTAAAAGCATTAAGCGAAGGACAATTTGGACAATTTCCTCTGTACGCTTTCACAGATGAGGGAGTATGGGCTTTGGAAGTTTCAAATACAGGTACATACATTGCACGACAACCAATCACTCGTGATATTTGTATAGATGCAAAATCACTTACACAGATTGATTCTGCTGTTCTATTTACAACGGATAGAGGAATAATGCTATTGCAAGGTTCACAAGCAATATGTATCTCTGATGTTCTCAATGGAGATAATATTGTACCACTTACTGCACTACCCAAAATTGATAAGATATTATCACATATAGAATTAGAAGAAGGGACGTTAAAAATACTTCCTTTCATGGAGTTCGTTAAAGATTGCCGAATGATATATGACTATGAGCATCAAAGAATTATTGTTTATAATAAGAAATGTAAATATGCTTATGTATGGTCTCTAAAATCCAAGATGTGGGGAATGATGCAATCCAATATTGCTGACAATGTAAACTCCTACCCTGATGCACTTGCAGTGCTTACAAATGGTAGTCTTGTAAACTTCTCTGATGTGGGTGATAAGATAAATAAAAATCTCTTGATCTCACGTCCAATCAAGTTAGATTATTACGACATACATAAATCTGTTGATGCTATTATACAACGAGGCGTCTTTCGTCGTGGACACGTCAAATCTATTCTGTATGCATCTAACGATTTATTTAATTGGGTTCCCGTTTGGTCATCTGTAGATCATTATATGCGTGGGTTTAGGGGCACTCCATATAAATATCTACGTATAATACTCCTTACAGAACTCTCAAAAGATGAAGGTATTACTAGTTGTTTAGTTCAGTTCACACCACGTCTGAACAACCAGCCAAGATAATTTTTAGGTACTTGTTTTTAATAAGGTGTTAAGATTGTTATTTTAGAAAGAGAAGGCAGAGCTACGTGAGTAACCCTGCCTTTGTTTTATTACCATGGTTTTAATTTGCGTTTTATCATTCCCACTCTCGACATGAGACAAGACTGCATTTTACTTTTTAACTCCTCTACTTTAGAGAGCCAATACACAGTCTTTCCAGGAAGAGTTATACTCATCCAGTCTGCAAGGGCACGACAAACCAAGAACTCATGAATAAGATGCTCTAGCATTCTTACTGTTGTCATTGAGAATTTTGAAGGCAAAGACAATACAATTCTATACTCTTCAGGTTCACGTAAAATATCATCAAGGACTTGCTCTGTGTCTGGTATCTCTTCTTTTACGTATGGATATAACAATTCCACACATTCAGAATGAGCAAGATTCAATACACGAGTAACACGATCGACATTACCATCTTGTGTAACATCAAAGATCTGGTGTTTAGTGTGCTCTTCGTCTTGTGGAAGAATATCCGCCTCAACAAAAGAATAATTACTTATGTCGTAAAGAAGTTCTGCACGCTTAAATATTAGCGTAACTGATTTCTTTTCCTCTGATGCATTATGTTCACCATTACAACAATATCTATGTTCCATATAACATCTTATTAATAGGTTGGCCGTTTGGGTCTGATGCGTTTATACAACGCACGTTTTATGTTCTCTAAACTAATAGCAGAATGAGCAACGTATGCTTCTGCATCTTCTTTATTAGTGATGGTAAACCATTCTGCAATTGTAGTATTAACTAAATATGAATGGATGCCATTTCCTAAACTATCTGCTGATGCATCATTGTAATTTAAAGGTAACTTAAATACTAATACCAATTGACCATTGTTGTCAATCTCTGTAGCTACACGATTATTACTCGTTGTTCTCTCCTCTTGCAACCACTCTGAAAGAAGACTTTTAAGAGTAGAGAAAGCATTAACCAAAGAGCGACGTATCTGATAACTATTCTCTTCTTCATCACTAGCCTGCATATTTGATGCAGCCTGATAAGGCTTTTTCCCTTCTGCTTCTCTTGCTTGCCCTGTTAGATGTGTTTTATTCTGAATGTCGAAGATAAGCTCTTTTACTTCTTCTGTTATCGTTAAGTCTTTTTTATTTTCTGCCATATCGTCTATTGTTTATGTGGTTAATCGTATGTAGGGCGTATAGGCTTTTTCTTATAAAACACCTTACGCATTACATCTTCCATGTTTGTTGCAGCAGATGTAGCATAAGCCTCAGCCTCTTTCTTATTTGTAAAAATATACCACTTACTTACAATGTTCATAACAAAGAAACTAAACAAACTGCGTTGTATGCTTTCTTTAAGGCTATCATCAAAGGAAGTTGACACTTCTAACTCTAATGTATATTCATCGTTAATCTCACGCTCTGTGCTTAATTGCTTTTTCAAACTAGCTACAACCATGTTTTTACTCTCATTCCAGAAACGTTCGAGCATGATCTTATCTTCATCTGTTGTAAAGATACGATCGTACGCTCCTTCGTCCCCTTCCATCTTTGCTCCAGTGTATGAAGTCGTTTTTGCAACCTCATTATACACTTCATCTTTTTGTATCTGAAAAACTATTGTCTTCATAGCATTACCACTTTAATAAGTTGTAGCTTACGCCTATTCCAATGTAGGGTTGCATCTTGTTATTGTTAAGACCATATCCACATTGTATACCTAAACCAAAGCGCTTCTCCTTGTCTTTAAAGTAATGGTTTACAACTGTTGTCTTTTGATACACAAAGATGCTATCTATATTTGGATTATAGCCGCTCACCCATGCTTTGTATGTACTATCCTCATATACTTTTTGCGTGATAGGTATCACTACTTTTGTACTATCGAGTATCTTTATAGCTCCACTATCTGTTTGTTCTGTTGCAAAGCATGCATCTTCCTTATTGCTTAGATGTATGGTGTCATACCTAAGTTTTACATACTCTCTAGGAATTGGCTTATAGTACGATATAGTATCTCTATAAGTAATGGTATCCATTACTTCCTTACTTTTGCGACAAGACATACCACATTCTTGCAAGAAGAGATACACTGAAAATAAGGCTGTAAAAATCAACCCTAAAATGATTAATATGCTTAAATTACCTCTTTGTTTCATACTATTATCTTTTATAAATTAGCATACTCTTCCTTTGCATTAAAGCAAGGGCACGACTTAATATATTCAAATGGCTCAATCTTACCATTCTTATTAAGATCAACAGAAAAATCTCTATGCCCTTGAATTACTGCTGTTGGGTATTTCTTGTGGAGCATCTTTAAGAGTGAACGTAAACTTGCTTTTTGTGCTTCTGTTCTGTTGTCTACTGGCTTTCCGTGTTGGTCTATACCACCAATGTAAGCTACGTTCACTGTTACAGAGTTATACCCTTTCACTCCATTACTAATTTTATCCTCTGACAACATTTCTGTTATTTTGCCATCTGCTGAGATAACATAATGGTAGCCTGGGTTCACCCATCCTTTCTGCTTAAACTCTTTTCTCAAGCCCTCAACAGTTGTCACTTGACTACTAGCAGTACAATGCACTGCTATATACTTAATATTTCTCATTGTCTTTATCTCTTTCTAAATATTCTCCAATCTCTTTAATAGCTTTCTTTGCATCTCTGTCTGATGCAGCATTTACAACAACTCGTATTAGTTCGTTTAAATCTGATAAGTTACTCTTACGTTCCTTAGCGTGCTCGTATAAAGATTTTATCTCTATTATTAGCAATACGATACATAGTAGCATCGACAAGTAAGGTAGATGAGGTAGCTGAAAAAAGAAGAAGGCTATAAATGTTACCATGTCTATTGTAAATGCAATGATCATAAATCTCCAATATTCTGAAACTTTCTCCAAAGTGATTCTCATTTTGTGAGATTCAATCTTCTTTCCTAACTTTTTATTTGTGTAAACTCTGTCCCACAAATCAACTAAAATTGCTGCAATAATGAGTATCCACAAAATCCCACATATACCTAAATGTACCGCTATACAATGTAAAAAATTATCTGAAATATTCAACTCTACCATCTTCTGTTATCTCCTCTCCTATTTTATTAATAAGGTAGCAACACAATGTAAACCAAAGCCTATTGCAACACCAACTAGTGTTATGCTCCAATCTACAATATCAATCGTGCTTCCCCACAATTTATCCTTTAACTCCAATGCGCTCGCAATGCCTACACCTGAATAGGCTGCACAATACAAATCACTAGAGCCTAGCCCAACTAAGACACCTCCTAAAAGATGCTTCCAACGATTACTCTGTTTTATCCATTCTATTACGTTCTTCATATCTTTACTAAGATTAGAGAACTAAACTACAAGCTACTCTCTTTCACTTGTAGTCTAGCTCTTGTCTATCCATTCTATCGTACTAAGAATAAATAGTTAACAAAATAAGACACCATTGCTAAGGCTACATTTAGAAATACGCCTTTCCATTTAAAGGCTCTTTCTTCCATTGTCTTGCACACCAATTCAATAAAGCTAAAAACACAGCCCGATGTAATTAGCGCAACAGCCCAACCATTCTCTGCAAACTCTTCTCCTTTTGCGGTTAATGCAACACCTAAACCAATTACAATTGCAACTACAATTTGTAATGCTGACTTAATCAAATCTTTCTTTTTCATTCTTTTTCGTATTTAATTATTTTATTAAAATATTGAGTGTATGAGTTCTTTAAATCTCTCATATCCTCTTGATTATCTATCTTCACTTTTTTGTTATTACAATCAAAAACAAAAATAGGATACTCGAAGTCTGGTTTCAACAGACTCATTAGCAATAATGAATTTAAATATTCAGAAATGGGTATTCTTGTTTCCTTAAATTCAAATCCACTTGTATAGCATTTGTTAAAGCACGAACGTAAAACCTCTCGTTCAAACGATAAACGATCTTCTTCGCTTGGCTCGACATCACTATTTATTTGCTTTTCATAGTATTTTACCACATTATCTTCTAGCTCTTCAAAGCAAACACGTAACGCCCATTTCTTTGAATAGCTATTTATGCATTCTATAGGGGGGGTGTCTCTCCCCCCTTTACAAACCATTACATCATTCATTGTATTTGTTTATATTGTTCTACATCATTAATAAACTCGATCTCTCCTCTAAACATTAGTCTACAACCTGCTTCAATAGTTTGCGTTGCAGATTGTTGTGCATAGAGCCACCATAATCCAGAATTAATACTTCTGCTTGTACCACTGTATGTACAAATATTGTCTTTCGTCCAACCTCTTGTTGCTTGATAGTCTCCATAATATCTAGTCTCAGCACCAATTGCTTGTCCTGCATTGATAA